GACTTGACGCATCGGAGGTCTCGTATGGCCGATTACTGCTCCCTGTCCGAGCTGAAGGCGTCCCTTCGGATCACGGACAACGTGGACAACAGCCTGCTGGCGCAGGCCATCACGTCTGCGTCGGGCTGGGTGGACGGCTACTGCGGTCGGACGTTCGACGCGGCCGGGACGGCGTCGGCCCGGGACTTCATTCCTTCGGGCCGGTTCGAGGTGCTGCCCATCGACGATGCGACGAGCATCAGCACGGTCGCGATCGACGACGACCTGGACGGTTCGTTCGCGACGACGCTGCGGACGGTGGACTGGCAGGCGGAGCCGCTGAACTCGCGGGCCGGGGGGCTGTCGCTTCCGTACATGCGGCTGCGTCCGCTCGAGGACGGTTACTGGCCGCGGGACGTGTTCGAGAACCGGGCAACGGTCCGTGTGACCGCGACGTGGGGCTGGTCGGCGACCCCGGAGGCTGTGAAGCAGGCGACGATTCTGCAGGCGGCCCGGCTGTTCACCAGGCTGGACTCGCCGCTCGGCGTGGCCGGGTTCGGTGAGATGGGGGCGATGCGGGTGTCCCGGTTCCTCGACCCTGACGTGGACGCGCTGCTGAAGCCGTACCGGCGCATTCAGTTCTGATGAATCCGACCGTCACGGAGGTCCGGCAGGCGCTGGCCGATAAGGCTGCGAACGTGTACGGGCTGCGGGCGTACGCCTACCAGCCGGACGACCCGCGGCCGCCGGTGGCGTTCGTGATGCTGGACCGCATCGAGTACGACCTGAACGCGCAGCGTGGCGCGGACACGTCCTACTACATCATCACGGTGATCGTGGGCCGGGCGAACGACCGGGCTGCCCAGAAGAACCTCGACCAGTACCTGATCGGGACGGATTCGGTGAAGACGGCCATCGAGGCCGACCGGACCCTCGGTGGTGTGGTGAACACCTGCCGGGTGACCGAGGCGCGGAACTACGTGTCGGTGTCGGTGGGGGACACGACGTATCTTCAGGTCGAGCTGGAAGTGGAGGTGGTGGCATGACCTGGCAGGTGACGTCGGACCGGTTCGTCCACCCTCGAGGGGCTGTGCTGGGGGAATCGGACCTGGCAGGCTGTAACATCATGGCCGCGGTCGCCGCCGGGCATCTGGCGGCGGTCAAGACCCGGAAGCCGCGGAAGGCGGCGGAGACGCCCAGCAGGGCGGAGGAGCAGTAAGCATGGCTCGTATCGTCCTCACCGACGCCTACGTCGTCGTGAACAGCGTGGACCTGTCGGACCACATCAACTCGGTGGAGATCGCGCAGTCGTTCGACTCGGTCGAGACGACCGCGTTCGGCGACGCCGGCCGGACCCGTACCGGCGGCCTCGAGGACTCGTCCATCACGCTGTCGTTCCATCAGGACTTCGCGGCCGCGTCGGTCGACGCGACGATCGCGCCGCTGGTCGGCGGGACGGCGTCGTTCGAGGTCCGGGCGGTCGGCACGGCGACGGCGGTGTCCGCGACGAACCCGAAGTACACGGGTACGGTCCTCGTCACCGAGTGGAACCCCATCTCGGGCGGCGTCGGCGAGCTGTCGACGGCGGACGTCACGTGGCCGGTGTCCGGGCAGGTCACCCGGGGCACCGCCTGATAGGAGCGGTTCGTGATCAGCCTCACGCTGAGGGTTGTGAGGGCTGACGGCGAGACCGACTACCGGCTGAATCCTGCGGTCGTGGTCGCGTTCGAACGTCAGTTCAAGACGGGTATCGGTAAGGCGTTCGCGGCGGAGCAGAAGGCCGAGCACGTCTACTGGTTGGCGTGGAAGGCCGAGCAGCACTCGGGTGCGGTGGTCAAGCCGTTCGAGGGGTGGCTCGAGGACGTCTCGGACGTGCAGATGGTGGAGGAGCCGGCCCGCCCTTAGATCGGCGGTCTGTGACGTGGACGGTCGCACAGGTCGCCGTTGAGACTGGCATTCCTCCGTCGGAGCTGCTGTCGGACTTCGACATGCTCCGGGCCATTATCCTCGTGCTGAACGATCGTGCGAAGAAGGCCCGTCAATGAGACCGCAGCTCGAGCTGGTCGGGTATCGCGAGTTGCGTCGGGACCTGCGCAAGCTGGGCGATGAGGCGATAGCCGGCCTCAAAGAAGTGAATAAGGAAGCTGCGGACATTGTCGCGACAACGGCCCGGCCGATGGTCCCGGTGCGAAGTGGACGCCTGAAGGGGACGTTGCGTACGACCGGGACAACTCGTGGCGGCATCATCCGAATGGGGCGTAAGGCCGTGCCGTACGCCGGTCCTATTCACTTCGGTTGGCCGAGCCGTCCGAACGCTGCCAAGGGCTGGCGGGGCGGTCCTATCGCACCTAATCCATTCCTTTATGACGCCATGGATAAGCGTGTTCCTGAAGTCATGGCGGCCTACATGGCGTACCTTGAGGACCTCCCGATGGCCCGTCAGTTGGGATTCCGGACCACGAAGCGACCGTAGGAGGCTGGTATGGCGCGGCGTGGCACCGGCATCATCTCGGTCCTCATCTCGGGTGATGCCTCACCTCTGAACAAGGAGGTCGGGAAGGCCCAGGGCATCCTCGATGGCTTCGGGAAGAAGGTCGGCGTCGCCCTGGGTGCTGCCGGGGCTGCGGTGGGGGTGGCGGCGTTCAAGATCGGGAAGGATTCGGTGTCGGCCGCGTCCGACCTCGAGGAATCCATCAACGCCGTCAATGTCGCCTACGGCAGGGCGGCCGAGGGGGTGCTGGCGCTCGGGGAGACGTCGGCGACCCAGCTCGGTGTGTCGCAGTCGGACTTCAACGCCGCGGCGGTCCGGTTCTCGGCGTTCGCTGAACGGGTGGTCGGTGAGGGTGGGGACATCGCCGGGTTCGTCGGGGACATCTCGACCCGGGCTGCCGACTTCGCTTCGGTGTTCAACATCGACGTGTCCGAGGCGCTGGGCGTGTTCCAGTCTGGTCTGTCGGGTGAGGCGGAGCCGCTCAAGCGGTTCGGTATCAACCTGCTGGATTCGGAGGTGCAGGCGTACGCGCTTCGGGAGGGGCTAATCGAGGCCGGTCAGACGATGACCGAGCAGGAGAAGGTCCAGGCCCGGTTCGGCCTGCTGATGGAGTCCACGGCGAAGACGGCCGGGGACTTCGCGAACACGTCGGACGGTCTGGCGAACAGCCAGCGGATCCTGCAAGCCCGCTTTCAGGACACGCTCGCGCAGCTCGGGCAGCATCTGCTTCCCATCATCACGGAGGTCGCCGGGTTCCTGCTGGACAAGGGCATCCCGGCGTTCGAGTTCATCGCGGACGCGGTCGGCCGGTTCGCCCCGAAGATCCGGGAGGTCGCCGACGTCCTGACGGGCAACATGGACAAGGGCCGGGCCGTGCTCGAGCGTCTGGCCGACATCGTCACGACCTACATCATCCCGACGTTGCAGGCCATCTTCCTCCCGGTCCTCGAGGGGCTGCAGACGGCGTTCTTCAAGATTCGGGATGCGATCGCGGAGAACTCGGACAAGTTCATGGACTTCTTCGAGTCGATGAAGCCCATCTACACGTTCATCCGGGACACGCTCGCGCCGATCATCGGCACCGTCCTGAAGAAGGCGTTTGAGCTCGTCGGGGACGCCATCGCCGGGGTCATCGACTTCTTCGGTGACTTCCTGCGGATCATCGGTCGGGTCATCGACAAGGTCGTCGAGCTGGCGCAGCGGATCGCGGAGTCGCCGTTCGGTCAGGCGGTGTCGGGCATCATCGACGCGGTGACCGGCCGGCAGCTGGGCGGTCAGGTGTCGGCCGGCACCCCGTACATCGTGGGGGAGTCGGGCCCCGAGCTGTTCATCCCGTCCCGGTCCGGGCAGGTGGTGCCGAACGGTCAGATGGGCGGCGGCCAGGTGAACGTGTACCTGAACGGCGGTGACCCGCAGGCCGTGGTGGATGCGATCCGTCGGTACACGCGGACGAACGGGCCGCTGGGCCAGGTGGTCACCCTGTGACCGTTCAGGTCACGGCACAGCTGTCGGGCGGCACGGCGGTCACGGACATCTCGTCGTCGGTGGCGCAGGTGTCGGTGACCCGGGGTCGAACGGATGAGACGGAGCCGTTCCAGACGGGCCGGGCGACGCTGACGGTGAGGAACCTGGACGGGACGTTCGACCCGCTCGGGACGCCGTTCCAGCTGCGCGACGACATCATCGTGTACTGGCAGGGGAATGGGACTGCCGTTCCGGTGTTCTCGGGGTTCGTGGAGGATGTGACGCTCGGGTATGACCTGTCTGGGGATGCGACGGTTCAGGTGACGTGTTCGGATGGGCTGGCGCTGCTGGCGAATCAGACCATCGTGGATGAGGCGGTGTCCGCGGAGCAGTCCGGTGAGCGGGTGGAGACGGTGCTGGCGAACGCTGGGGTGTCGTGGCCGGCCGGGACGGCCATCGACACGGGCATCTCGGAGCTGGCGGCGGGGACGGCGACCGGGAACGCCCTTCAGTATCTG